CAGGCGATGCGCGAGGGTCGACGGCGTGACCTGCTGCGCGATCGCGAACGTCGGGCCGGAGCACGACGCCAGCGCGATGGCGAGGACCTGCCAGAGGCGGCGCATCGGCATCACGCGAGCGAGAAGTCGACGTCGCCGGCGGCGAACTGGATCGAGTCGCCGTCCGCCCACGCCTTGGAGGCTGCCAGCGCCTTGATCGCCGTCAGCGCGTTGCCGCCGGTCGACGCATCGAAGAGCGCCGCGTGCGTCACGGTGCCGGTCGAGCCGGTGAGCGGCCCGAAGGTCTCGGCGGCCGTGTTCTGCGTCACACCGTTGGACGGCGCGTCGAAGGCGACGGCCTGCCGCGCGTAGCCGGTGGCCGAGACTTCCGTGCCGGTGCCCGCCTCGGCGTCGGAGACGGCCGTGAAGAGCGCCAGGTACACCGTGGTCGGTGACGTCAGGGCGCTGTTGCGGAGCAGGTGGTTCACCAGCGCGTTCTCGGCGTAGTTCGACAGGTCGCTCACGGGAGGTCTCGGAAGGGGTTAGGGCGGTTCAACCGCGCGTGACGGTGCTGCCACCGCCGTCGGCGAGCAGCGGGGCGAGCTGGTCGCGCACGAGCGGCCAGCGGCCGATGCCCTGCGTCTGGCGATAGGCGGGGTGCGCGTACTTGGTGGTGATCACGTCGACCGTCTTCTCGATCACGCCGTCGGTCTGCGCCGGCTGCGCGACATCGGTCGTGCCGGCCTTGAGGAACTGCAACGCGAGCTCGCACGTCGCGTTCTTCACGCGCGTGGGCACGATGGTCCCGGCGATGTAGACCACGTCGCTGAGCGAGAGCGCCTCGGCGTCGTACGGCACGTCGGGGTTCGGGCAGTAGGTACGCGGCCACTCAAGCGCCTGCGTGGCGTCCGTGCGCGAGCCCTTGAAGCGCAGCAGCGAGATGGTGCGCGTGGCCTCGGTGAGCGCCGACTCCTGCGCCGCCGCCGCGGTCCACACGGACGCGTTGCGCCGCGACTCGCAGTAGGCCGTCATCTCGGCGGCAGTCACGTAGCTGTTGGCCGACGCGTGGCCGGCAGTGGCCTCGATGACGAGCGCCATTAGGCGACCCTCCGGTAGTGCGCGAGGAGTGCACACGGGACCGAGTCCCACGCGGGATCGGGCTGTACGCCCTGCAGTGCGTCATCGACGCGTCCGCGCCGCTGCGGCCCGTATGCAGTCTCCACAAAGCGGTGGATGCGCTGGCCGTAACGACCGACGAGCTCGAGCCCCAGTCCGTCCATCAGCGCATTGAGCGCGTCGGGCGTGTAGTGGCGCTCGTGGAACCGGTTGCCGAAGGCGGCGGCCGGAATCCGCACCTCGTTGGGCACGGAGATGAGCAGGTGCCCGCCCGGGACGAGCATGCCGGCCAGCGCCGCGGCGAACGCGCGGTCGTCGGCGATGTGCTCGATGCTCTCGATGGAGACGACGGCGTCGTACTCGCCCTCGGGCAGCGGGCACGGGAAGCGCGCGGCCGAGAACGCGAGGTGCGGATGCGTCCGCGCGGCCAGTGCGACCGCCTCGGCGCACCCGTCGTAGCCGTGCCAGCAGCCCCCGACTTCGGTCGCGAGGAACGCCGTGCCGTAGCCGGTCGCGCTGAACACGTCGGCGCCGAAGCGCACCGGCACCGTGCGCAGCACGTCGGCTGCCCAGCGGTAGCGCGCCTGGTGCGCCGCGTTGACATCGCGGAAGTGCGGCGACGTCTGCCGTTCGCCCGAGGCGAGGGACCAGTCGCGGGTCGCGGTGCTCATGCGCCCGCCATGGCCGGGACGGTCCCGAACATCGCGGCAGCCGCGGCGCCCGAGGTCAAGTCATCCAGCGTCCAGCACGTCTGCGCCACGCGGCGGAGCGCCTCGCGCCGGCGGGCAGCCGGGAGTGGTGACGACGGGAGCGCGTCGGGGATGCCCGAGACGACATAGTCGCGGTAGCCCAGCATCTCACTCGGCGCGGTCGCGATGACGGGCACGCCGGCGTCGATGGCATCCCAGCCGGCGGTCGAGTTGAAGGTCACGATGCACGCGGCCGTGGCGAGCGCCTCGCGCATCGAGGGCGCGCGGTCCACCGCATCGGCGCCCACGTCCGAGACGTGCGGGGCCAGCGGGTGCGCGCGGTAGTGGATGGGGAGCGTCGTGCGCAGCCGGAGCAGCGCGATGGTGTCGATCGCCCACTGGACGCCCTCGGCGTGGTCCATGCCGTGCGCGGCGTCGAGCGGCTTCTGGCCGACGAGCAGCACGCGCTCGCTGGTCCGGCCGGCGAGGACGCCCGGCGTCTTGGGGGTCACACCGGCCGCGCCGTCGGGCAGCCAGTGGAGTGAGTTGAGGGTGAAGCCGACCGCGTAGCCCATGCCACGCAGTCGCGGAAGGTCCATCACCCAGACCGGAACGCCACGCGCCAGGTAGAGCTCGCGGAGCATGCGGGCCGAGCCGTGCAGTCCGACGACCACGACGGCCTCGGCGCGGTCGTCGGACTCGCCGGGCTTCCAGTACTTGCCGGCGGTGATGCGGGTGGTGTGGCCGATGGCCCGCGCCCCCTCGAGCAGTGCCGAGAGGGCCGGGTCATCCGTGCGGTGGTAGGCCGTGAGCCGCACCGCGATCTCCTACAGCGAGACGAGGCGAACGCCGGCCGTCTGCTTGTCGTCCGTCGCGACCTGGTCCCACGAGCTCGAGGCGCCGACGTTGGCATCGGTCGGGTTCACGCCGACGCTCACGTCGTACTTGAAGCCCTTGACCGTGAGGTTGTAGGCGTATTCCGCCTGCCAGCGCCGGGTCAGGTTGGCGAGGCCCGAGACGATCTCGGTGACGAAGCTCTCGTCCTCCGACTCCTCGACCACGACCGCCTCGCGCACGAGGCCGAGCGTGTTGTAGCTGTCGGCCGCCGAGCCGTTCGCGTCGGTCAGCGCCGGCGCGTCGGTCACGATGAACGCGCGACCGAGGGTGGCCGGGATGCCGCCCTGGATGGTCACGATGTCGGCGAGGCCGGTGGTCGTGCCGGCGGCGAGCCCGCCGAGCAGGTCGTACCACGGCTTGGAGTGGCCGACGAAGGCGACGATCTGGCCGGCCGCGTCGCCGAACTTGGCGATCGTGCGGATGAGCGCCTCGGCATGGACGGTCGCGGTCGACTCCGACGTGATCGTCAGGTTCATCGCCGTGTTGTCCTGGATGGCGCGCTCGACGGCGATGAGCGCCGTGTTGAGCATGTCCTTGAACTTGGCGTCGGCCGCGAACACGCCGAACGCGCGCGAGGCCTGCGCCTCGTTCAGACCGGCCTTCTTGATCGCGTCGAGCGTCTGCGCGACGGGACCGATGCGCCGGTTGATCTTCACCGAGATGACCTCGTCCTGCGTCATCTTGGTGTCGGAGACGGCGGCGACGGACGAGATGTCGCGCCGCGCGACGAGTGAGGCGATCTCCTTGAAGAAGGCGCTCTTGCCGTAGTGCCCGCGGAGGGCGTTCGGCACGAGGCGGATCGCGCCGCGACTGGCCTCGTTGAAAGCATTGATGTTCTGCGAGATGCGCTCGACCAGGCCGGTCTGGAACTCAGCCTGGTAGATCGCCATGTCGGTGTAGACGCCTGCGGCCATGACGGGGCTCCTTGTGGTACGGCGCCCATCGTGGGGCGCGCGGTGAAGGGGTTGCGCGAGGGGCCGTGCTGTCCGCCCCGCGTCGCAGCGCCTCCCGCGCTGCCCAGCCGACTAGCCAAGGGTCCGGCCGGCGTCTCGCCGGGGACCGTCCTGCGTGTGCCGCGTGTTAGGCGGCGGCCTTCTGGGGCGTCGTGGCCTGTGCGAGCGCGGACGCGTTGAGCTTCGCGTTGTAGGCCTCGTAGCCGTGCTTCTGGATGAACTCGGCGCGCTGCGTCTCGGTCCACTTGAAGACGTTGTCGCCGGCCGCGGCGCCGGCCGTGCGGGACCCGCCCGCACCGCCACCCTCGGCCTGCGTGCCCTTGAACAGGTGCGGCTTCTCGGCCTGCAGCTTCGAGGCGAGATACTGCTGGGGCGTGATGCTCTTGTCGTCCTTCGGCACCAGCTTCCCCTCGACCATCTCGAAGCGGGAGCCGAACAGCGCCCGCCCGTCGGCCAGGTCGATCACGTCCGCGGCCGCCATCGCCGCGTCGAGCTGCGCGCCGAAGGAAAGCTCGTGGATCTGCTTCTCGGCCTCGCTCAGCTTGGTCTTGTACTCGCCCTCGATCTGCGTGCGGAGCTTCTGCAGCTCCTCGGGCTTGACGCCCGCCTTGAACGCCTCGCGCTCGGTCTCGAGGGCTGCGGTGCGGTCCTCAAGCTCCTTGGCGCGCTTCACCGCGTCCTTCACGGCCTTGCGCTCCTTCTCGAGCGCCGACTTGAGGCCGCCGGTGTCCTCGTCCTCGGAGATGGCGAACTTGCCGTCCTTCGTCTCGATGGCGCTCGCGCGGAGCGTCTCGGGAATCGCGTCGGTCGTGTCGAAGATCTTCAGGGGCATCGGTCGTGGTTGGTTGGGGGCGTGCGGCCCGTGATGCGATGTACGATAGGCGTTTCCCGCGTGCGCAAGCCTCTCGGGGCCGCCCGCTGGTATCGCGCCGCCAACCCTAGCGGCGCTTCACCCGGTATTTCTCCGTGCACTTGCAGCCGAACGGGTCCTGCTGCCCCGGGTACATGTCGCCGTTGCTGTACGGCTTCTCGAGCGGGGCCTCCGACTTGTCCATCGCGAGATGGTGCGGCCGCGGCACCTTGGACGCATCGGAGTGGAGCCAGATCTTGATGATCTCGCCGTCGCCGAGGAGTCCGGCCGCCTTGGCCTCCTTCCACGCGAGCTGTTGCCCCACGCGCTGCGCCTCGCGCGCGGCGGTGTGTGACAGGTTCTCGGCGTTCCACCGCACGTACTTCCGCCGGTAGCTGCGCCCCATCTCGTCGACCTGCGCGGGCGTGAGGGTGCCGCCCTGCTTGAGCAGGCGCCTGAGTCGCGGGTCGAAGCGCTTGTCGCGCAGCTCGTAGGTCAGCGCCTTTCGGTAGTCGCCCTCGCGGATCGCGCGCTGGAAGTTCCCGATGATGCCCTCCTGGTACGGCGTGAGTCCCACCACGTCGCGCAACCCTTCGGCGATGACGCGCGGGTTGACACCGGCCTCGAGGCCCTGCGTGATGGCCGCGCGGAACGCGTCGCGGATGTCGCCGGCCGTGTAGCGAATCGCGCCGGACTCGATCGTGCGGACGGCCTCCAGTACGCTCGGGTCGAGCACGTCCCACCGGATGCCGATGGTGGGCGTGCCGCGCGTGGGCACGTGGCGGAAGGCGACCTTCGCGTTGCGGATGGTGCCCTCGCGGATGCGCTGGCGCACCGGCGCGAACGCGCGCTGCACGATCTCGTCGGTGAAGGCGAGGCGCACGGCGCCCTCGACGTCGCCGGCCTCGATGAGCCGGGCCAGCGCGGCGGGCTTCAAGGTGCCGCGCAGGAGCCGGAACGCGAGCAGGAGCGCCGCTTGCAGCTCGGGGGCGAGCTCGCGCGCGCGCTCCTCCAAGCGGCGAAGGAAGCGAATCTCCTGCGGCGTCATCCCTTCGGGCCGTCCGTCAGCTCGCGCGACTTGAGTTCGGCATCTTCCTCGTCCCACAGCGCGAGGCGCGCCTCGTCCCAGAGCGCCATGCCGGTGACGTCGGCGAGCTTGACGACGACCCGCGCGTCGTACGCGTCGAGTCCGTACCAGAACGACTTGCCCTGCGTCCACGCGGCCTCGAACGACTGGTGCTCGTCGAACGCGAGGTGCCAGCGCGACCCGTCGCGGCACATCGCGCGGAAGTGGGGCATCTCGGCACGGAGCTTCATGCGGCCTTCCGCGCCGGCTGCTTCATGCCGGCCGCACGGTCGCTCGCCGCCTCGGCCTCGCGCTCCTGCTTGTCGATCTGGCCCGTCTCCCACTCGTCGGCGATCTCGTCGATCTCGTCCTCGTCGGCCTTGAGGAAGCCGCCGACGATGAGCGTGCGCACGGCCTGCTTGACCGGCATGCCGCTCTCGACCAGCGCGGCGATCGCCTGCGCATGCTGCGGCGAGAGCGCGGTCGACTCGAAGTCGCGGTTTAGCGTGACCGTCGGCGCCTGCGCGGCATCGATGCCCATGTACCAGCAGTGGTAGACCCACGCCTGATTGAGCGCGTCCTCGTTGCCCTGGCCGCACGTGGCGAGCGTCGAGTCCTCGGCCGCGGCGTCCAAGCGCTTGGCCTCGGCCGTCTCGGCGGCGCGCGTGTCGCGCGACATGAACGACAGGCCCATCGCCGCGATCTCCTGCTCCTTCTCGACCTTGCGGTCCTTGAGCTGGTTCAGGCCCTCGCCGGAGGGACCCCTGAACTCGAAGTCGCCATCGGCCTCGACGTTCACGAGCTTGAGCCAGCCGATGCGGACCTTCTTCAACCCGTTCTCGTCGGGCATGATGCCGCCCTTGACGAGCGGCTGCTCGATGGCCGCGACGGCCGTGCCGAAGGCGAGCTCGGTCGCGACCTGCCAGTGCGCGAGGTTGGCGTAGGCCACGTCGCGGAGCGGAGGCGGGGCGACGAGCACGCCGTCGCGCCGGCCGCCGTAGCCGATCGCGATCGGGATCGTGCCGCGCGTCTTGCCCTTGCGGTTCTTGAAGATGCCTTCGCGCTCGAGCGTGAACTCCTGCCCTGCGTCGACCGGCGCGCGCCAGAGGCGCCAGCCCGCCACGTGGGCGCCGCGCTTGCCCTTCTCGACGTAGAGCTCGCGGTAGAAGCAGACGTTGGCGACGCCGAACGCGCCCGACTCTTCCTCGATCTCCTCCTTGAGCACAAGCTTCGTGAGCACCGTGACGTTGTTGATCACCGACGTGCGCCAGGAGCAGACGGCGCGCCGGTCGTAGAACGCCCAGATCGGACGCAGGCCGAGCTCGCCCTCGTTCTGGCGCGTGACCGTCACGCCCTCGGGCGGCACGGTGTGGTCGACGAGGATGAGGCCGTAGCCCTTGGCGATGTTCTTGCTCGCGAACTCCTTCGCGGCGATGTCGCCCTTGGTGCCGGCGGCGTCGATGTTGTCCCAATGCGCGCGCAGCTCGTCCTCGCGCACCGGGTACTCGATCTTGGGCGGCTTGCCGAAGAGCTTGCCCACCGAGGCCGAGAGCGTGCGCGTGAAGAGCCCGCTACAGGGCTCCGAGAGTCGCCGGATGTCGTAGACCGCCGTATCCTCGTCGGCCCACTGGCGGATGTAGGTGCCGCTCTGGGCCCACATCTCGGCCGGCCCGCCCTGCAGGTGCTCGATGATGTCCAGGTCATCGGACGCGGCCACGACCTCGGGGCGCACGTAGTCGGGCTTGGTCGGATCGTCGGTGTTCTGCTGGGTGGGCATGGTCGGGGGTTCCTGGGGTCCGGTCAGATCGAGAGGGAGGAGAAGCCGACGCCGGGCTGCACGACCGGGAAGCGGTGGTCGATGTAGTAGCCGAGCGCGTCGGAGATGTGGGTGAGCATGGGATTCGCCTTCTTGTCGATCTCGCCGGAGCCACCCTTGAGCGTGGTCACGCCCTCCAGGTCCTTCACGACGTGCGGGGCATGGGCGTCGTCGACGAACAGGCGGCGCGTGCCGTCCATCGTGCAGGTGCGCGAGTTCATCGCGTTCACGCGGGCGCGTTCGGCGGGGTTGGCGCTCTTGACGTAGAAGTTCACGCGATCGCCGAAGCCCTTGAGCGAGGCCGAGGCGTCCCCGTCGCGCAGCGCCTTCTTGGCGATGTCCCAGTCGGAGCCGGCGACCTTGGCCGTGCCGCGCGCGCCGCCCGTGGCGTCACCGAACACCTCGACGCGGCCCTCGTGCGCGCCCCAGTCGGTGAGCAGCTTCCGGCAGACGGCCGGCGTGTTGGAGTTGTTCTCGATCCACACCTCGCCGATGACGCAGGTGACGACCTCGGCACCGACGCGCAGCTCCTGCAGCACGACCGCGACGCCGGGCGCGACGTTGAAGTCGAAGGCGAAGATGAGGGGCTGCCGCGGGCTGTAGAGCTTGCGCGCGGCGAGCTTGTTGTCGTCCGTGAACGCGTAGTAGGCGCGGCCCGCGAAGTTGACGAACGAGGCCTCGTACTCCTGCTGGAACGAGAGCGCGTCCATCTGCGAGCGCGCCGCCGCGATCTCCTTGGCGGGCAGGATGTCGGCGCTCACCCAGTGATGGCGGTTCCACTCGGGATCGCCGGCGCGCTGCTTGGCCTGCGCCTCGAGATCGATCTCGTAGTAGTGGTTCCGGCCCTCGGGGACGCCGATCAGGTCGCACCAGCCCTCGCGGTCGGAGAGCGCGGGGCGCACGTTGAGCGTCCAGACCGTCGGCTTCATGTTGCCGTACTCGTCGAGACACCCGCCGTCCCACGGCGCGCCCTCGACGCGCTGCGGCTGGTCGAGCCCCAAGACGACGAGCTCGCCGCCGTGCCAGAGGGGGATCGTGAGCTCGCTCTCCGACCATGGCGTGCGGCCGCTGCCGCGCATGGCGTCACGCGGGACCATGCGCTTCAGGTCCTCCCACGCGATCTTCTTCGCCTGCCCGTAGGTCGGGGCGCCGTAGAAGTAGCGCGGCCGGTCGTACTGGGTGCCACGCACGGCGCGCCGGACGAGGCGACGCTTAGCGATCTCGGTCTTCCCTGAGCGGCGGCCGGCCGGCACGACGTTGAAACGCGCCTCGGAGAGGTAGAACGCGCGCTGCTTCGCGTGCGGCCGCATGACGTGCCAGCGCTTGTTGAGTAGGGCGGGCGCGACGAGGAGGGCGCTCACGCCGCGGCCTCGGTCGGTTCGCCGGCCGGCGCATCGGCGAGCGTCGTGCCGTCCATCTCGCCGAGCGCGTCGCGGATCCGCGCAGCGCGCGCGTCGGCATCCTCCGGCGCCTCGGCCTTCTCGGCGAACATGCCCAGGTGGCGCGCCGTGTTGGTGAGCGCTGCCGCCTGGTCGTGGAGCTTGACCTCGAGCCCGTCCTTGGTCTCTTTCACGCCGGCGTAGAGCAGCAGCGCATCACCGGCGAGGAGCCGCGTGTCCACGATGAACACTGCGCCCACGCCCTCGCCGAAGCACTCGGGGCAGTCGGGGTGCGGCGCCTTGCGCCGGTCGTAACCGACGCCGCCGGCCTCGTCGAACACCTCGGTGCTCTTCTTGGTCTGCGCCGCTTCCCACTTCGCGCGATCGCGCTTCATCTCGCCAGCGGTGCGCTGGGCGCCGAACTCGATGCCGTGGCAATGGCGGCAGCAGGCGCGCCGGTAGCTCACGATGTCGTTCGGGTTGGCCGTGGCGATCTTCCACCAGCGGCGCAGCACGTCCTCGGCCTCGATCTCGGCGCGCTTGGAGCGCTGCGCCATGGCGGCCTCGACCGCGGCACGGACGCGCGGCTTGGCCATCATCTCCGAGCCCGTCACCTTGGCGCGCGTCTTGGAGAATCCGGCGAGGCGGGCGGCCCGCGCCTGGTTCAGGTGCAGGAGGTACGCCGCGACGAAGAGCTGCTCCTGATGCTCGAGCGTCGCCCATATCCCCGAGGGGACGAGCGCGCTGGCGGCAGTCAGGTTGTCGAGCGTGAGCTGGTCGGGGGCGTCGGCCACACCTGCACGCTAGGGCTACAACGGGCTATAACGGGTTGTAACGGGTTGTCGGTGGTAACGCGCGGCCAACCGTCAGGCGGCGCGCGGCTTGCGGACTTGCGGGAGAGGCAGGGGGGCCGGCAGGAGCGTGTACTCCTTCGGCCGCGTGCCGCGCTGCGCGATGTAGCGCTGCTGGGTCAGGATCCGCATCGCGCGGACGGCGCTCATCTTCTCGCACCGGATGGCGACGGCGACCGTCTCGATCTTGACGGGGCGGTACTCGGCCTCGGAGAGGTACTCGAGGCAGAAGATGTAGGCCGCGAGCGTGGCGCCGCTGTTGGGACCGCGGAGCTTGGGGTCGGCTTTCGCCTGGCTGAGCGCTGATGGGATCATGGGTTCCCGGGAGGGAGGAGGACCGCGAGGCGGTCAGCGAACGCATGGAGCTCTGAGGCGTAGTGGCGCACGTTCGGGTCGTTCGTGACGCGGGGGAGATCGTTCGCGCTGAGCGCGGCGGCGCGAAGCATCTGGACGTCCTGCTTGCTGAACACGCGAGCGAACTCGGCGCGCACCTCTGCCGCGATCCGGTCGCGCAGCGAGAACGTGTGCCCCGTCGGCCCCTTGACGCCGGCTTCCGGGTCGACCTGCTGCGCGGCGCAGATGAGGTCGGCGATGTGCGAGGCGGCGTCTCTCATGCCTGGAACCCCGCAATCGTCGCCGTGAACTTGCGCTCGATGCTGTTCGCCGTCTCGACCGTCCCGACGACGCGCACCGGAACACCCTCTACACGGCCGTCCGTGAACGAGAAGACGGCGCCATCGCGGAAGCACCCGCGCAGCCACGCGACCTGCGCCGGCTCTGGGTCGGTCAACCGCCACGAATATGCCAGCTCGCCTTGGAACATCATGCCGCCTCCTGGGGGAATGGATCCTGAGACGCATAACTTGCGGCGATGGCCGCCGCGTTCGCCACGTGCCAGGCGAACCACACGTACAGTGAGAGGGGCTTCTGTCCCATCCCGCGCGAGATGGTGATCGGCGTCCAGAGGTCCAGGCGCACGATGCAGTCGCCGACGATGACGGTGCTCAGGTTCGCCCCCTCACGCCCACCCCCTCGTCACCGCGTCCCCGTCAGGCATTGTCATGCGAACGCTCCTCAGCCAGTGGCACGCCGAACACGTTACCGCAGTCACCGCACTCGTAGATGGCTCCCTGCTCGTTCGCGCCCTTCGCGTACCAGTTCATCGAGCCGCACACGATGCATCCGGCCGCGAACCGGCGGATGTGCTCGCGCATCTCAGGCGGAACTCCGCTCATGTCGTCGCTCATTCCCTCTCCCTGTTCGTGGTGGTGCGCGCGGGGGACTCGGGCGTCACGCGGGTCGAGAGGAACGCCCCGAACGCCCGCGACCAGTGGAGGAATCCCGAGCGGTCGAACGTGCGCCACTCCTCGCGCAAGCGGTCGTAGGTGTCGCCGTCGAACACGCGGCACAGGATGGCGTCGGTGATGAGCGTCTCGTCGGTCGGATCGTCATCGTCGACAGACGGCTCCTCGCGGGGGGCGCGGGACAGTTCCGCGTTCGCCCATGCCATGCGCAGTCGGTCGTAGGCTTCGAGGCACTCGGCCAGCGGGGCGCGCTTCCAGTCCACGGGGCCGATGAACCCGCCAGCAGGCCCGCGCACCATGCACGCCGCGCATTGCATCTCGCCGTCATCGCCGTACATCCCCTCGTGCCCATGCCCGAGCCAGAGGATGCGGCGAACGTGGCGCTCCATCTCGGGTGTGACCTCCTCCCGCTCGCGTTCGGCGCTCATTTGGCACCTCGCAGGGCGGCGCGGGCAGCGTCAAGTATCTCGCGCACGGATTCTTCGACAGGCTGCGACCACTCCTTCACCTCAGCGAGCAGGCCGAACCCTTCCAGCGACACCGCGAACCGCTCCACCATCCCCTCCGTCACCCGCACCCCGTCGAGGGACGGCGGGGAGGCGAGGGACTGTCCTCGCATGATCGTGGCTCCGCTAAGTGGAGTGCCTATCGCCCCCATGTTTCCATCCGACGAAAGGGGCGCGCACGGTGAGGGAGTTGCACCCCCGATACCAGCCTCATCTCCATCAGCCCGCGCACCGCTGTTGCTGCGAGCGCCGTTCGATGGACCGCCTACCGTGTAATCCCGATCCCCCGCCTTCGGGTCAGCCGCTGGCACTTCGGGGCGCGATTCGATGAGGCCCGAGTAGGCAGCGATGGCGAGGTGTGCCAGTGCTTCCTCGCGTGAGGCACCGTCCGCGTTGGGCATGAAGAACACCGCGCGCTTCTCGCGGTCGTCGTCGAGCAGGCGCGCGAACCAGTAGCCGTTGATGGTGCCGAAGTAGTCGTCGGGCTGTGGCGGTGACCATTCGAGCGTCACCTGCATCACGCCGTCGCGCAGCACCTCGGTCGGGTGCGCCTCAGCCTGTATGAGCCCCGGCTCACTCACGTTGACCTTCACCTGCATGGGGTCCTTCGCTCCCCCGCTCACTTGGCACCATCCCGCGCGTCCGGCGTGGCGGCGGGATAGCCGTAGATCGCGTGCGCAGCGTTCACCGCCTCACCGAATCGTTCGCCCACGGTGTCCATGTCGAACTCGTCGAGCGCGGCCTCGTACATCTCGCGCAGCACGCTCTCGCACTTGAGCGCCCGTGCGATGTGGCGCGCTTCGGCGGCTTCAGTGACGATGGGTGCCTTCCACGGGATGGTTCCGCCAGCGGCAAGGCGGTCTGCCTCACGCTCGAATCGCTGCGCCAGTTCAGCCGACGAAGGTTCGGGATAGCGCCCCGCGATGCGCCCACAGCCGTCGCAGGGATGCGAGAAGTGCGAGAGGCAGCCGCGATGCGAGCACGGCTCATTGGGGGCGTAGAGCTTCGCCGCAATCGCCTTCGGGTCCAGCGGCGTGCTATCGGGCATTGGTCGTCTCCGTGAGGGCGAGCAGGGCGCGCAACTCGGCCTGCGTGAATGACAGTCCGCCGCGATCCGCCAACTCGTAGAGTGTCGGGAACTTCTCGCGCAAGGCGTCATGCGTCACGCACTCGCGCGGCGTCGGGGCGGGGGGAGTGGGCAACGCCTTCATCCGCTCGTACAGGCGAAGGGACTCGTCGCGCGGGGCGACGACGTAGAAGCGCGCGAGCGTCGGGTTCTCGTGCTCCTCGCCCCATCCGAAGCGCAGCCCGTTCCCAGGCTGAACCGTCGCGCGCTTCACGTCTCGCGCCCATTCCGCGAACAGTTCGGAGTCCCCCTCCCGCTGGGACGCGGCGAGCGCGAAGATGCGCGCAACGAGGTCACGCATATCGGTGCGATGGTTCTCCGGCAGGTCGGCCCATCTCCGGTAGCTGAACGGTGGGCGGCGCTCGGCATCACACACCGCGTCGAACACCTCGGCAATCGCCGCGTCACTCAGTGGGGTCGTCATCACAGTCCGTCCGTCTGGGGTGGGAGGGTGTTGGCGTGATACGTGAGTCCATCTTCCTTCGGGTGGAGCGGGCGCGAGTGCTTCATGCCGTCGAAGCGGATGTACACGTAGGCCGTCGCGCTCGTGATGGTC